TACTAGTATCTCCTGATACACAAAGGTTTGACATATAAACTTTATCTTTAAATGAACTGTGAGTATTACAATGGTCAATATTCATAATGTAAATACGACCTGTTTCTGCTCTTTCTTTTAATAAATCCATAAACAAAGTTTGTGCTCTTATTTTCTTTTTACTGATAGATGTTTTTCTTTCATACTTCTCATATAACTCATCAAACTCTGGCATACCAAATGCTTCGTATAAGTCTTTACATTCATGTGGTGAGAATAAAGTAATTTCTTCATCTCTAATAAATCTTTCATAGAATAGTTTAGATATTTGTATAGAATAGTCTAACTTTCGTACTCTATTATCTTCTGACCCTTTATTGTTTTTTAAGACTAATATATCTTCTATTTCTTGATGCCAAATTGGAAAGTGAACTGTAGCTGACCCCCCTCTAACTCCGTTTTGGGTGCAACATCTAACTGTTGCTTCAAACTTTTTAAGGAAAGGAATAACACCAGTATGTTGGATTTCTCCACCACGAATCCTTGAATTAATTCCTCTAATTCTTCCAGCATTGATTCCGATGCCCGCCCTTTGGGCAACATAGTTACCAATAGCCATATCGGAGCTAAAAATACTAGGAAGAGTATCATCACTATCAACCAGAACGCAAGACGCAAACTGTCTAAGAGGAGTACGAACACCTGCCATAACAGGTGTAGGAATGTTGATCTTGAATTTACTAATGGCGTCATAGTATTTTTTAACATATTGTAATCTACTTTCTTTTGGGTATTCAGCAAATAATGTTGCTGATATCATCATATACATAAATTGAGGTGTTTCAAAAATATCACCTGTACTTCTGTCTTGTACAAGGTACTTATCCATAACTTGTCTTATACCTGCATAGGTAAAATTATAATCTCGTTCATGCTCAATCCACATATTCATTCTATCAATTTCAGATTCAGTATAATTGGTTAATATTGCTTTATCATACACACCCTCATCAACACATTTTTTGATGTGGTCTAAAAATTTAGGATGTTCCCATAGTCTATGAAATAATTTTTTTCTTAGAGAGAATAATAATAATCGAGCTGCGACAAACTGATAGTTAGGACTTTCTAAACTTATTAAGTCATTAGCAGACTTAATCAAAATCTGTTGTATATCCTCTGTATTAATACCATCAAAGAATTGTATACCACTATTCATTTCTACATGAGAAGCACTAACACCTGTAATACCCTCTGTTGCATACCCAACCATTGAATGAATTTTATCAATGTTTAATGATTCTTTTCCCTTATCTCCACGCTTAGTTACATACAAGTTCGATTCTGTTACCATTTATACCTTCTTCCAATTGTTAATGTATTGTAGTGCTGTTAGTCCGCAATATGTGTTATTACTTATAAGAGTTTGCACCTCTAGTTTACTTTTTCCTGCAATTATCATGTCGTTAATATCTTTATGTTTCAACGATTTTGGCCACACAACCAAATTAAATTTTTTATCAACAATTTTAATCATACGATCTATAATTTCTCTGTTTCTAGGTTCATTATCAAATATCATTGTACATTGTTCATGGTTAATTTTTATGTTAGCATCTGCACCTGCAAGAGCAATAGCGTTATCTAAAAACAAACTATCAATAGGTCCTTCAGTTATCATTATAGGTTTATTTAAATCTACTCTATCAAGACCATAAATCTTATCTTTTGTATCGTCAAACTTAATTGTAATATATTTTGGCAATTCTTTACCAAAAGAACGACCTTGAAATGCAAAAAATTTACCTGTTCTATCATAGAAAGGTATTACAACTCTTGGGTGGTCATATTGTAAAGACGGAAATTTGTTGGGTATAATTTCATTAGTCCATTCATAAAACTTAGGACAAAAATAAAACTTATCATAATGATTTTTAGGAATAAATCTATCAAAGACAAACTTTTTTGCTGGGTGTGTAATAACTAATTTATCAAAAGGTGTCAATTCACCTAATAGATTATCATATCTACTTTTCTTTTGTATAACTTTAGATGGTGTAAAATCAAATTGAGGTTTTTCTTCTTGTATTTTGCCACCTTTAAATCTATCAAAGATATATTCTTTATGCATATTAGGGTCAAGATGTTTAATCAGATTACCAAGCGTCTGACCCATACCACAATTATGGCATTTAAAAAACATATCATTCTTTTTTTCATAAACAAAACCTCTTGCTTTTGAAGATGATTTTTTAGAATCACCACAATGGGGACATCTAAAATTGTAAAGATTATCTGATTTTTTTTTAAATTTTTCTAGTCTTGTTGATAGGAGATTGAGATATTTAACATCAATATACGACATAAACACATTATAACACTAACAAGCGGAAAAGTCAAGCAATTAACTAAAATATATCAAATAATATACTGTCAGGATTAGACATCATAAGACCGATTATAATCGACCCTCCGATAATGATCCATCTCCACTTCTCTAATACACCAACTCTTTCGGATAATTGAGTTCTAACAGCTCTAATCTCATTGAGCATTTTACTTTCAGACTGTATTTGATGTTCTCTTAGTTCTCTACTATTGGTAGTTATTCTAGAATGTAATTCTTTAAGGTCTTTATCCCATTCTTTTCTTCGAGATTCTAATGTAATAAAGATATCTTCATCTACTTGTTCCGCTCGTTCTAACTTTGTTTGTTGTTGAATCAACATACTTTTTAAAGATACAGTAATTTCTGTAAGTTTTTCTATTGTTGATTCTAATCGTAAATGAATAAGCTCACCTGTCTTGGCGTCTTTTTTAAGTAATGCTATTTCTGTTTTAATTTGTTCTAGGTCTGGCATGACTATTCTTTCTCATAGTACTCTTTGTATGATAAAATAATCTGTCTTTGTTCTGCTAATTTATTTCTTATATCAGTAAAATTCAAAGCAAGTTTTTCATACCCCTCATCTGTAATTGCAAACAAAGCATAGTCACCGTTCTTATTGTTCTTTACTTTTTCAAATACTTCATTAGCGTTATCTTTAGTAATAATAATCCATTCAACACCTTCCAACTCTAATGGTATAGGCATATCTAAATTCAGAGGTTCTTTTTTCTTTTCAATCTTATAACTAGTGATTTCTTTTACACTAGAAGCACAACTACTTAACAGTATTGCTATTAGACCAAAAGCTAGGACATTCCCTATTTGGCGTATCATTTAATTCCCCCTCTGTTAGTGGACTACCACTTGCAATTTCCATACATCTAGTAGCACTATTACTTGCTTTATTAATAATTTTTTCTACTAGACCAGGTTTGTTTTCTGCAAGATTGCCTATGTCATGTTTACTTAATCTATTATTCAATGAATCCCTATCTGCTTTTAGTTTAGCATTTTGCTCATCTATTGTTTTAAGTGTAGTTCTTATTTGTTTCAAGTCTTTTGTTTGTTGTTCAATAACTTGATTACTTTCTTCAACAGCAGTTTCTAATTTAATTTGATTTGTTTTTAAAATAGCATTGTCTTTTTGTAGTTTATTAACATACAGATAACCACCACCTGCACCTGCAAGCATGATAATCAACAATGCTATCTTTAATTGAAACATTATTTTATTTTTGCGTTCACTTTACGGTGTTTGTTCCAAGCCATAAAACCACCTACTCTTAAAGACCAATATGCTAAGACATTCATTAAATAGAACCCATTTATTTCAATATTAATATCTCTAAAAATTTGATCTGCTGTCTTTTGACTAATAACACCCATAGTATTTTTTTTATCACTTTTTAATAGTGTTTCGTATTTGTAAGCATAATCATGTATAAGTCCACCTATTAAAAGAACTCCCACTGGTGATAAAAACGTATGCAAGAACTTTGGTATACTTGCACCATCAAATATAAATCCAGCAGGTATGACAAACTTTTCTCCGTTTAATTCGTAATGAAAATCTTTTGCAATTTCCCAATGTCTAACACCGAGTAACCACATTGAAATCATTTTAAAAAAACCTTTACCTTTTGTAGCAATTCTTAAAGGTTTCATTAACGGATAGTCTGAATATTTAAACCAATCGAATTTTCTTACATTATTAACATTCTTGTCAAAAAGATTAATGATAAAACCTATAATAATTAATACAATTAGTATTGACCATTGCCAAAATTTCATAGCTAAAGTTATTAATATTTCCATTTTGATTCCTTATAATTTATCCTTGTTTCTTAACTACTGATATAATACCCCAAATGATAGCGCCATATGCTGCTAAATTAACAAAAGGACCGCCTAATACGATTAGGACACCAAGTGCAATTAATGAAGCACCTGACCATGTTGATATCTCTGTTACTCTTTCTTTAATCCAATTCATAGTATTTTTCTCCTTATTGATTGTATCTTCATCACCCCAAGCAGTCATTTCGGGATAATATATTACTTCTTCTTCAGTTCCTTTATCCATTTTTCTCTCACCTTCTTTACATTTTCTTTTGTTCTTAACGGATACAAACTAGCCATAGGTTTTAAATAACTTGTAGCAGGTACTTGTAAGCCCATTGAATACTCTTTAACAAATGATTTATAAGATTTTGACATTATTGTCCTTTAACCCTTTTTGCTAAATCACTATCTGCTTTACCCCATGTTCCGGGACTTTTAGTTACAAAAGAATTAACTCTTGCAAATGCCCATTGTTGTGGAGTAGTACCAGGTCTATGACCACCTTTCCATGCAGCCATACCTCTATCGTAAACTTTCTTTAGAATAGAATAAGGCATACCTGTTTTCTTTGCTTTGTTTTGTAGGCCTTTGATTGCCTCATCAAGTGTCATATCTTCACCATATAATTTTTTATACTTGTCTGTATATTTTGATGGTTTAGTCTTTGCAACTTTATCAGCAGGTGATTGTTTGTATGCAGACTTATCACTATCAGACTTTTTACCTTGCTTCTCTAGGTGTCTGTCGTGTGATTTTTTTTCTTTGTCTGATAACCCTGCAACATATTTTTTAGGTTGATCTGTTTCTTTATCGTAAGGTAATTTTTTAGCCTGAATATAATCTTTATCATTGGCATTAATTGCCATAGCTTTTAATTGTTTTTTTCTTTCTGTAATTTCGTCTTTTGGATATTCTAAATCAGGAATAAGTCTATCAATTGTTTCTTTGATTTTAAATCTTTTGAGAAGTCGATCTCTCATTTCCTTTCTTCTCTTAACAATTACGGTAGATGAATCGTCACCTGTACCTGCAACTGCTGTGCCTGTAGCGTTTGCTGGGACATCTTCTTTAATATTAGACATATAAATCCTCCGTTGTTAGATAAACATCTCTATACTTGAACACATCATAACCCATAATAGTGTCTGTAGCGCCTTCAAATACAACTTCTTCATCTATATTTATGACTACATCTCCCTCTAGATTGGTTATATCACGCCTTACTCTATAAGTGCCAGTTCGTACAAAGTCTCCATAGTTTTCATTAATTTCAAATTCAAATCCATGTTTTTTTAAATGTTTATAGACTACCTTTTCTACTTCTAGATTGTTACCATTATCTTCTTTGAAAAAAGCAATAGCTGCGGCTGCAGCTGTAGTTATAGGTCCCCTAACGCCAACCTTACCTAATAGTCTTTTTAAATTAAAAACAAAACGAATAAGCATTGTATATGCTTCTCTTGCTTTTAGTCTTTCTGTTGAGTTGGGGAATGCTTGGTTGAAATCTTTTGATTTAATTAACACCTTACCTTTATCATTAATAATACCAAACTTATATGCTTTAGTTTTATTAAAAGGTGTTACTAGTATTTTTAAAACTCTGTAAGCTATTAAGGCGTCTATTACTCTTCCCATTAAATTTTTCCTAACTCTCCCATTACATTGTGATTGATTGGTGTATTAATCATATCATTCTCTGGCATATAATGTAGAAACACAAGAATAGTTTTCAATATAGACCAGTGTTGTGTGTCTATTTTAAAGAATAACAAAGTAGTAGCAGCATCAATACCAAACACATTTGCAAGTATTATCACATGATTAATAATTAGTCTCGCTTTTAGTTCTTTGGTTGTATCATACTTTCTAAACAGTCTTTTCAGATATTTAAATCTTTTCATATCATCTAAGAACTCTTGCTCATCAACACACAAAGGATTATCATAATGTTTGATAGCAAACATATTGATATTCTCCGAGGTCAACTCTTTAAAATCTTTCATAATAAAACCAATCTGTACATACAATATATATGTACTTACTTATACTAAATTTGCAAATACTTTATATGTGTTATTTGATTGTTTTTCCCAATTGAATTCCAGTTTCAAACCACCTTCTTTTCTATGAGAAATACCATCACCATTTTCAATATCACCATCACCTGATGTAGTGTTATCAGATGTTTTACCATATCTTCCACCATACTGTGAAACTTCAACTACTGATTTACCATTATTACCTTCAATTTTAGGTAATGTATAAGTTAAACCAAGTGTTCCTAGTTTCATTGCTAATTGATGCATAGCAGCGTCAGGTTGTATATACTCTTGTTCAGCAATAGCACCTACAAAAGCATTTACTTTTTGTAATGAATCAGGATTTGCAATATCAAAAATTCCTACGTTATCGTTTTCTGCTGATTGATGAGAAAACTGATCTGTATATGCTTCTTCAAATTGTTTAAAGCTTTTCATCTTTATATTCCTTTTTTTGTTTTGGTTTATCTTCGATAACTTCAATCTCAATACTTCTAGGATTTTCTGTTAAGACTTCAGAAAGAACACCATTATTATCTAGATATACTTTTCTTGCTCTTGGTGATAAACCGTTTAATTCTGCTTGTGTTAGTTTTTCCATTAATCTTTCTCCCTTATGAGGCTGCCATATCTAAGGCAAATTTCTTATCTTCAGGCATTGGTGTAGAATCATCTTCGATTCTTTTTAAAAACAAATCACATTGTTGCATTGCACCTGCTAAAGCATTCAAATTGTTCCTCATAGTTATAATTTTTCTTTCACTATCTTCAATTTGTTGTTTAATATTTTGAAAGTCTTTATCTAATTGTGACTTTCTCGTTTCAATTTCTTCTTTGTTTATAGTTGACATAATATCTCCATGATTATTATCAGAAGGGGGCGAACCCCCTCCTAGATTTAGTGTTATCTACTAATCAATTAATATTAACTGAATACTGGAGCAGTAGCGCCGGCAACAAAACCTTCGACATAATAAACAGTTGCAGAAGCACCTGTAATAGTAATATCAAGAGCAGCGATTAGATCGCAAGTTAATGTAAAGTGAGCAGTACCATTAGAATAAACTGCAACACTATCATCGCCAATATCAGCGTGAAGTAATGATCCTTTGAAGAACATTGTATCGTTAGCAGTTTTGATAATGAATGCTTCTGTTTCAACAGCAGTACCACCGTAGATAAAGTGAAACGACACACCAGCCGCTGGGGTTGGTAATGTGTAAGTATTATCTTGTGTAAGAGCAGGAATAACAATAGGTCTTCCAGCATGTGTAGCAGCCGTCAAAGTTTGATCAGCGTCATTTAAAACAACAGGTACACTTAGTGCGTTAATCACTTCAGCGATTGTTACTTTTTTGTTAATTGGTGTTCCAGAAGGATCATCAACTACATGAAGTAAATCTTCACGAGCAGTTGCTGTTCCTAGGGAAGTTAATGCCGTGATTTTTTTATCAGCCATTTTTTTTATTTCCTTATATTAATACCCCTTATGTATTCGGGGAATGTTAGCCCATACATTGATACTATCTCGTAAGGGATCAAGTGTAAAGGGGATATAATATCCCCGATACAAATATTTATAATCTTTTTACTACGCAGCTACAGTAATTGTACCAGCAGCAGTTCCGATAGCGGTTGCACTAGTAATTGTAGAAGCTGTGTTGCTCTCTTGTGTCAAACGACCAGCAGTAGCACCTTCTAATTCAATAAACTCGTCAGCACTACCAGAGTTTGTTCCTGCTTCTAAAACAAAAGTTTCAGTTGCTTTCTCATTGATAGTACCACTATTCAAAGCGACTGCGTTAGCAACGATTGAAAGTACATCACCAGCGTCTGTAGCAGCATTATCAGCTGCGATAGCAAGTTCAAAAGTAAGTCTGTTTGTTCCAGAACCACTAGAATACGATAATGTATGATTTGAATTAGTATCATTCACTACTGTTAATGTTGGTGTACCACCGTCTGTAGCAACTTCAACTTCTTCGTTGAAAGTAACTGTTACACTTAGCGTTCCGCCATCAGACTTATCAAACGCTGTGATATCAAAATCAATCGCTGTAATGTCTGCAAGGTTTAGAGAGGTACTTAAATCGCCAATCGCTACAATAATTTCCTCTTGTATTCGACCAGCTCGTCCACCAGTCCCTGTAATTTTCTTTACCCAACCTTTTTCAGTTGCGTAAACATTTAATTTTTCAGCATCCGTGAAGTGTTTAGGTTTCGCTTCAACGGCATCTGAATTTCCCCATAAAGGCATATTATCTCTCCTTATTAATAAGTTTGTTTCTTTTGTTAATTAACTATTACTATTTATCAAAAACCAAATCTCTTCAGCTGAGAAATAGTGTTTGAGGCACTAGAATATAGTATTCCTATACCTCCGGCAGCCTTAAATTGTTCTACATTTTTAGGGTAATCATCAATTAAGATTGCAGGTCGTTTACCTGTATCACTTCCTTTCATTGCAAATAGTCTCTTATCTCTACGCCTCACTATGTTTATCATATTTCCTTGAGTATATCCCACTTCTTTTCGTAACCATCTTTGTTTGCCTGGTATACAATTAGGATCCTCTAGACTAAAAGCAGATAATATGTGGCATTTATACTTTGATATAAAGTTCCAAAGTGTCTTACCATCTCTAGTCCATGGCATATTTGCCCAAAAATTCTTGTAATTTCTTATAGATTCCCAATCTTGACCAGACCGTAAACCTTCCCAATTTTGTCCTGTTGCTCTTTTTGCTTGAAGAACAAAATCACATAGAACACCATCCATATCACAATAGATACGAGGTAAGTCTCCCTTTGCCTCTCTATAGTAATCTTTATATAATTTCATCTAGCATTTCCTAATAAAGGTTGCCAGTCGGTGTATTTTTACCACCAGAGAATACTCCTATTGAAACTTCAGGATTAATTTCTATTTTACTTTTACCTAAACTCATTTTAAGTTTCTGTTTACTTAAAGATTGTACTTTAGGTGAAGGTGTCTTTTTATCTAAAATAGCACTTGCAAGTCCTGTTCTTAAAGGAACTTCTCCTGTTTCAGGATTCGGTTCAGGTTTAACAACTTTATTCTTTTCATTTTCTAATTCAACTTTTAATAATTGAATTTCATTTTTCAATCGTTGCATTTCATCGTCCATTTTAGAATCTTTTTCAACAACCTTACTATCATCTTCTTTGGCTTCGTTTGTAGAAGGCACTAAAAGATAATCTCTCAACTTATTCATACTGTTAGCAGCGATAGCAATCTTATTCATCCACCAACTAGGCAAATCACCCTCTGAACTCATACCTTGAAGTTTAGATAATATTTGAGAAGCATCTTCGATTGTAGTTTTACATTGACGAACAGCAGATGCCACGTCTGTGTGACCATCTTCTCTTACTTGTCTAAGTGCTTCTTTAAATGTTTGTTTATATTTCATATTAATTTTTTAAACCTTTTTCATGTCAGTATAAGTGATTGGTTTAGATGTCTGTTTAACTGTTGGTTTTCCCTCATCATCTGGATCTTGTAATTCATCTACACCAAGTTTTTTACCTTGTGCCGACATAGATAATGTTTCAAGTTTATCATGACCCTTTTTCATAGCGTCTTGAGGACTTGTAGCGTCAACTACAGCAGTTAATATAACTCCATAACTACCAAATCTTGAACCGTAATCATGTGATACTTCGTATCTAGCTTCTACCATTAATTCTTCTGCTTTGTAATTGGACAAGAAGTGTAGATTGTATGTAGAAACAAATTCTCTAATTTCTTTCATTTTGTACATAGATTTGATTATACCTTTGTCACCAACTTTGAATGTTGCCTGACCAGATGGTTTCATACCTTTTGCTAATGCAGGTGGTAATTTTGTAACTGTTCCGCCTTTAGCAAGATACTGTTTAATCATATCATCAAGTTCTTTACCTTTAATATTTACTGTTTGTTCTTCTAACATTTTCATATTAAGAATCGCATCTTCAATAGAACCTTCTTTTACTGGAAGATATTTTTCTTTCCTGTATGTAGCATTGATTTTTTTCATCGCTGCCATCATCTCTGGTGTATCGTTTACTTTTGCCATGTCTTTACCACCGCCATCTTTAACAGATGCTCGTACATCATCTTTAGAGTAAGATGTAGATAAATCAGCCATTGGTTTCGCATCATCTTGAGCAGTTTTTACCATCATAGAATTGATTGGCATTTTCATAGCATTCATTTTCATAGCGTTCATTTTCATTTCTGAAACTGATTCTGTATCAGATGGTGCCTGAGCACATTGACAAGCTTCGCCTTCACATATTGGACAACTTGGATCAACCGATTCTCTATAAACTTTTTTTCCTTGTTTATGAAGTTGTAAAGCTGTTTTAGCATCTGGTGCATAAACATGATCTTTTTTATCAGGTGTATTTCCATCATCTTTTTTTGCTTTACCATCTATGATAATAAACCTTTCGTTATCGTAAGCATCTTCTTCTGAAAACATTTGTTTTAATACTTTATGATAAGCATTTGAACCCTTAGATTTTTCTAAAGATTGAATATCTTTCTTTTCTTTAGGTGTTAATAGAGTAGTTCTATCTAACATCTTTTTAAGATCATCCAGACTTTGTGCTTCATCTAAAGTTTCTTCTTTTTTCTTATCACCTTGTTTAGCAGCGATTGCTTTTTGTAGACCGGCAGGTAATTTCTTTTGTGCAGGTGTTAATTCTTCAGTCATACTTTTAACAGAACTAACATCACTCAAATTAAAAGAGTAGTAATCGCCAATTCCATCAGAAGCTTTAATTTTACCACCCACCGTTACTGACTGCGGTGCTGCTACATATGTTCTACCTTTAATTATAACAATAACAGCAGATCCTAAAGTAAAAGCTCTTTTCATTTTCTCTAAATCTTGACTGTTTAATTGTTCTTTAATTTCATTCTTTGCAACATGAGATTTGTCTACTGCTTTAAAGAATTTCTTTTTTTCTTCATCCGACTTTAGGTCATCAAGGGAATTGATCCCAAAGTCCTTCATAGTCGCATTGAATTTATCTTTGTAAGATTCGTTCATTGTTAGTTCTCCCTTGTTTATATTTTGTTCTCCTATACTCAATCCCTTATTCTTTAGTGCTTGATATACACCATCTCTAGGATTAGTATCCATACTATCTACTTTTTTATAAAAAGCATCCATATCTTTTAACGCTAATGTCATTAGTTCTTCGTAATCTTTTTTATCTGCTTTACCTGAATTGCCTGTCCAAAACGCTGGGTTTTGTGCTACATATTGTTTTAACGCATATGCTACTTTAGGACTTGTTTCTTCTTCTAGTTCTTCTTCCATACCAAGTTTCTTTTTTACTATTTTAGTTGCTGTTGCATATCTAACAGCGTCACCATTTTTTCCATATTTTTTAATAAAGTCTTGTTTAGGCATATCGTCTGCCTTTTTGTGAACCATTTTAACTTGTGATTTAGACAAATCTACTTCAGACATATCTAATGGTTTTTTAAAATCTGACCATTTCATTCCTCGTTGTGAAACTGCTGTAGATACAGCACCTGTTGATAAAAAAGGTATATCTGCATTTGCAAGTTTAACTATCAATGGTGTTGACATTTTACTCAACATAGCGTTCATTTTATTAATATTATTTATTGACATAGTTTTACCTTTTAGAGGCTCATACTCTTTTTTAAGTTTGGTCAACATAGCAGGTGTAAATTCTGTTAGTGTTTCTTCATTCACTTCTTCATCCATCATACTTAAAACTGATTTAACTACTTTAAGAGATAAGTTTAATTCTTTTGCAATTTGTTCTGGTGTACTACCTTCATCACTCATGATAAAGATATCATCCATTTTACTTTCGTCTAATTCTTTTTCTTCAGACATAACACCTTCACTTGCTATTTTTGAGATATGATTAATTTTTGCATTAGCTAAAGCTGCTTTTGTAGGTGCATCTAAATTTTTAATGTGGGATAAAAGTCCTGATGTTACCGCTGAAGCAGGTTTGTTTTTCCAATCCTGTTTCATTCTTTCTAATTGTGCGTCTGATAAACTACCTCTTAAATCATTAATCTCACCAAATAGTTCTTCATAAAATTCTTCTTTTACACAATTAGGAACTTGACGACCGCCTTTACTTTTCATACCGTCTTGTCTATATCCAATCCAACAAGCCTCATCTACTTGTGCTAACTCTTTAAATGTTTTAGGCATTATATTAATCTCCCAATATATTTTCTAGATATATCATTTCTTGTTTTTAAATCAGCCATAGATATATGACCTGCTTTTTGATGTCTTATATCAATATCGACAATCTTTTTATAATCTGCTGCTGTACCAAACTTTTTAACTAACAGTAAAGCATTATCACTATGTTGGTTTTCTTTTTCATTTTCTTTATACTTTGCCATATCAAATTTGTCAGCGTCTTGTTTTGATATTCTCATGGACGGAGATCCTGCTGCCGCTTCTCCTAGTGATTCTGCTTTCACAGTTGCACCATAAAAATTATTCATATCTGCAGCATACTTGTTAAGGTCTGCACCATTACCATCAACTTTTATCTCTAGACCTTGTCCTTGTAATTTAAAACCTTTTTTTGCTAAATCAACATATGCTTTTGCAAAACTATCCATATCTTTAAAAGTAACAGTCATCTTTTTAAATTCTGTAATTGTTTCTTCTTTAAAAGAACTTGGAAGTTCTTTAATTCTAACATAAAATTTATTATTGAAAGGTGATTGATAGGCATCTGCCTTTGCACCTTTGTGTTGTTTCATTAAAGAACTAGCCGCATTGTCAGCTTGTGTTCTGTTAGTGTAAATTTTGTCTAGTACTTTAGTACCATTTTTAAGTTTGATAGTCTGCATTGCATCTGAATCAAAAACTGCTTCTTCTAGTGATTCGTTTGCTCTCTTTAATGCGTTTGCTACATCAGGATGATCTGATAATCCTTTTGCAATCTTATCAATAGCACTTACTGCACCTGAATAGTTACCTTGTTTATATCTAGGATCGTTTAAGATACCATATGCCATTTTGATTTGTTGAGTTGAAAAGCCCTTATCTTCTTTGATAGGATCTCTATATGATCTTGCTTCCTCTAAAGCTTGTCTCATTGTTTTGATTGTTTTATACATTATAGTTGTTCCTTCATTCTTTCGACTGCTTTGTCTAGTTCGACTTTCCAGTTCTCTTTGAATCTTTTCTTATATTTATCTATTGTTCCACCTTCATTTTTAAAATTTTCTATATCTTTAGTAGTTATTATACTACTATGTTTTCTAAAATTCTGTATTGGTTGACCTGGTGTCATTTTCATAGTGTGTTGAGTGTATTCATCTGTACCTATTTCGTACTGTTTATCAATAGATTCATCAACTTCCATCTCTTTTTCTAGTCTGTCTAGTAAATTTTCTTTATTCATATCTTTTACATTTTCTTTCATTTGTATGTCATACAACCATGCCTTCTTAATAAGTCCATTAGTTTCATACGAAACATAATTTGAACCTCTTCTGACTATCATACCTGCTGTACCATCCATGTGTTCAATAATATCACCAATATTAAATATTCTCTCTTGATGATATTCTTCTCTTAAATCATTGTTAATAAAATTAGTAAAACTTTCTATTGATTCGTTAATGCCCATTCCTTTTTTAACGGCAGTAAATAATGCTTTACTATCTGTACTTGATAAATTAGGAACCCCTAACTTAAAGTTTCTATAATCATCTTTCTTTGCCATTTCTCTCATCTTAGATGCTGATATTCCTGTGACACCCTCAGCGTCTGGATCTCTTTCACCAGATGAAACGACTGTAATTTTTTTGTATTCATAATCTTTGCCATTATACTTGTCGGCAAGTCCTTGAAACTCACTTATTCTATCACTACCAGCAATCATAATAACTTCACCATACATCTTATTAAAGAATTTTAATATCTCCATAAATGTTCTTTGTGTTCCACCAGCAGCCTTTATGTTATTATCTGGGAACATCTTTTTCATAAACTTAACTTTTGTATTCACATCTAATGGGTTCTTTCTTTTATCGGTTGAGGCACTAGCGTAAACAATATGTTTAGCATTGTTTTTTCTAGCTTGTGTAATCACTTCTTTCATTAGTTTAGCATGGCCAATAGTAGGAGGGTTGAACCTACCAAAAGCGAATATCAGTTTATTTGCCTTATCTAATGCCTCTCCGAACACCCTCGCTTTGCTTTGGGTGGAATCTTCTTTTCGTAATGAATCTATTTCTGCGTCTGTCACTTTACCATCATCTAAAATCATTTTACATTTTTTTAAAAATTTAAGATAGTGATACTTCTCTAACATTTTATAAACTACATTTTTAGGTAATCTATTTTTGATACTAAAAGTTTTAATCTGATCTGGTGTCATATCTGTATCAAATGCACTTCGTCTTTCAACATCAATAGTATCACCTATGTCTATTAAATCTTTTAAATCAGTTTCTATTTCATTTAATTTATTCTTAATTCTTTTTTCTAAATCTTTAATTTCACCAGGTTTTAATTCTGATAATTCATCATAATCAATTATATCTCTTTTCAATTCACCCTTTAGTATATCTATCTCATCAACTTTTTTCTGAAAGTCTTTGATATATAAGTTGACATTAAATTCAAATTCATCTGGTCGTTTAACAAACTTATTACCTCTAATATCAAATACAGCATCTGCTTTTTTGTTTTGGTCATCATAAGTTTCTTCATCTGTAATAAAATAGTAATTAACTGGATGTTGTGAGCCTGGTATTAGTTTACCTTGAATACTATCAGGGTTTTTAGCAGATAGATATTGTTTTGATAGTCTTAATCTCTCTTCTTCTCTTTTTTCTTCTGGCACATCAAACAAAACATTGATATCTAGATCAGCGTCATTACGATATCTTTTTGTAAGTATAGAACCTATCAAAGTAATTTTAAGTACAGGATATTCTTTTTCAAATTCTGCAACTTGTTTTTCAATCATCTCCATAACAGACTTTTTAATCTTTGGATTATTTGTATCTATATCATCAAATACTAAAGGTGCATATGTACTTCTTGGTATATCAATGATTGATTCTTTAAAATTTCTAAAAGTTTTCATCTTATCCCTTTACCCAATCCTTGGACATATTGAAATTTGCTTGACTAAACTCTAATCTATCAACAAGTTTAACTGCACCCGAACCTTTGATTGCCACATACCCTTCAGGATTTGTAACTTTGTATCCATTTTTTGTTCTCAAAAATGAACCGATACTTTGTATTTGATTTAATTTTTTTAACAATACAGCCTTTGCTGATTGAAATGTTATGTATGTTGCGATTGCAAAGTAAAGACCTTCTTTATTTGGTCTTAGTATTTTTAATCCTACATTTAGTATTTCTTCATACTTTTGTTTTGCAGCTGATGTTTTTTTGCTATCTATTTCTTTTTTAATTTTATCTCTAAAATACACTTCAAAATTATTTGCTAACTTTGATGTATTTGTAATTGCTGTTCCTTGTCTTATATAAGTATTGAAAAATGTTTTTAATTGAATGCCAAGAGATAATGGTCCCTTATCATTCTTAAGCATATCAATAAATGCACCTGCTTTATAAGCAGAACCTTCTGCCATTTTAATGATGTTATCAAATGCAGTTTCTTCAGTATCATCAAACGCAACACCAGTCTGTTTATAGTTTGCGTCATCAAAGAATACATTTTTGTTTTTCTTTAATGAACTAACACTTGCACCAAAGGATGCTTTTAAACTTGCAATTGTATTACCTGAATATGATGTGTGAAATATAATACCAACTTTTGCTTTATTGATATTATCGTATAATGAACTACCAAAGAATCCTGTCTTAACAACAGGTACTGCATATGTTATTGTGTTTGGTGTAAAGACAATCGACTTAGTGCCATCTATTGTAGCAGTCTTTTTATCACCACTTGTAAAGAGTAAATCACCTTGTATTACACCTTTGATACCTAGTGAAGGTAAATACTTTAGACACTCTTTGAGTTTGTCTGCTAATGCACCACCATGGTTTCTAGATATGTCTGAATTAGTGTAATTGATTTTAGGAGTTTTGTTGAAAAGAGATTTAGTGGCTACAAAGAACTTACCATTCTCTGGACTGATACCACAGAATACAGCAGGTGCACCATCCCATTTGACGGATACGGTAGACCCCTTTTGTCCTTGTAACATCTTTTTGATAGACTTTAGAAATTCAATTGCGGTCTTAGCACCCTTAGTTCCATTATTAATTATCTCGTCTTCCAGATGTTCAAGATGTGTATTCTTATCTTCTACAAGATAATCTTGAAATTTCTTCATTTAACACTCTTTCCATTAGTATATTATATACTTATTATTTATAATAGTCAAGCATTAAAATATCTTGATAAAAGGACCATTTAAAGTGCTAAACTCTTTTTTTGCCCCATAATATAAAGTTTCTAGCCACTTGTCAAATTTATTCTTTTGAGATATTTTTTGATACAATTCGATTGTTCTTAAACCGTGTAATTTTGAAAATATTCTTCCTAATGTATTTCTGTCTTTTTCATAGTTTTTTAAACCTGTTACTAAATTATTTTTAAAACTAGATTTGCTATCTCCGTATGTCAATGGTGCATCCCAATTAACTTTTTGTCCTTCAATTTTAGTGTTTTTTATTTTATCATATAATTTAACCCAAAAATCTATTTGTTGTGGAGTAAATTTGCCTGATATAGTTATCATAGGGTCTTTTACTACTGAAAGAGGTAAATCTAATCCTAGTTTTTTTAGAAAAGGTCTTGTAGCTTCTACAGATGCTTTGCCTAATTTTGCACCTCCACTCTTTGGTGTTATATCAGTTTGAGGTCCAGTTGTTGGTTTAGAATATCTAAAACTTCTAACTTGTAAAGCATACTCTGATTCACCTGCAAAAAATCTTAATGAAAACTCTCCTGTATCAAATAGTGGAGGTTTCTCCATATCTAAATCACAATTCAAACTATTTGGTTTTAATTTAAATTCAATTTGTTTTTTCTTACCTAAATTAGCTTCTTCTATCTTTGCTTCTTTACTATTCTTTGTTAGACCTTTTAGTGAAATAGGAACTAAAATTTTCTTAACTAATAATTCTTGCATAAGTAGATTTAACTTTTCTAACTTTGCCTGTTTTTCATCACTAGCATTTTGTATTTCTTTGACTTGGTCTATAATTTTTTTTTCTTCTTGCTTTTTGACCATGACGATATCCATAGGGTTCCAATTATCTTTTGTAGTAACACCCATAGTTTTTGCTGCATTTTCTAAAATAGGCATGATACCATCATCCCTACTATAAGCATAATTTTTTGAATTACCTAAGTATGTTTTTAATGCTTTACCTTGTAATTGATAATAGTAATACCATATCGCTGGCATATCTGGATATGCATTATTCTCTACGAATGCTATTGTAGGTTCTTTACCCTTTTCTATAAGGCTTTGAAAAAAAACCAGTGAACCGTTTTCTTGTTTTTTTGTATCTCTTGCGTCTGCCATACTGTTATTTATATACTAACAGCACCGTTTTGTCAAGCAGAATCTGGCGGGATCGAAGGGACTCGAACCCTCGGCCTCCTGCGTGACAGGCAGGCGTTCTAACCAACTGAACTACGACCCCCTAAAGTAAGTAAAAAACTCTTATTCTTTTACTTCTTCAAATTCAATATCAGTAATATTATCTGTAACATTCTTTATCATTGTAGGTTTTGACGTTTCTACATTTTGCAAACCTAAAGTTGTACCTTTAAATACTAATGACACTCTAAACTTATCACTTTCAACTGCCCTTGCAACATGAGGTATTCTAGCATCAAATACTACAACACGACCAGGTTTAGGCCAAAATGATTTCTGAACATCCATATAATGTTCATAAGGATTACCAAAACTATAAGGACTATTAATTGCCAGTGCCTTCTGTTCATCAGTTATATTTGGTGTCCAAAGTTCTAGTGTGCCACCATCTTCTGGTGTCATATCAGGCGTTAGATATACAATTACAGTATATTGATTGCCAGTCCATCCATCGAGATGAATACCACCAGATTGATTTGGTCCATGACCATTAAGATAATGTCTAATTAATTTAAGACCAGGATTAATATTATCCCAAATCTCTTTAACCCAATCTTGTTCAATCTCATAATCAACTCTTTCAGTATCACTACCACCTAAAGTTATATGTTTATATCCAGCAGACTTGCCTTCTTTTTTCATTTCTGGTGTTGAATACCATCCGTCTTGCCAATCCATTGCCATTGCAGCATCATAATATTTTTTGATTTGATCGGGAGTAAAGTCACCATCATTAGATTGAAAGGCTCTAGACCAATCAGCTCCAGAAAGAATACTAGGATCAAATGCATATTCTTTTTTAGTAGCCGGATTTGTTATAACAAATTTGTCTTCCTTATTTTTTAATCTACTTATATCAACATCTTCACTCATGTTCTTTATCCTTTTCCTCTTCTTCCTCAAATAGTATCATAGTAATCAAACTATAAATTGCCATGTCCATTAAAGTATCTTTGATACCCTCTTCTTTAAATTTGAACTCGCCCTTTTTGATGAAGTTACTTATGCGAGCATATTTATCCCCCATACGAATAACTGATCCTTGCCAGGCAGGTACACCTGATAATTCAGATAATCTAAAGTTAGCAAATATGTCCTCATTAGCACCATAGTCGTGGCGCTTCTTATCATGCAACTCTTTTATTACATCTAAGATTTCATAAAAGCGTTGACTTTGTTTATTAATCATTTCATTCATTATATTTTTCCATATGTTAAAAAATTAACAACACCCCCATTAGGTTCCCACTGCTTGTATTTGTTTTGTAGGTCGCAAACTTTTTGAGCATCATCTTCAAACTCGGTTTGACAAAGAATACTACCGGTTGGTCTTTCAATGACCAACCATCGTATCTTTTGCTTTCTCTTACTAAGTTTTATCTCATAAGATAATTTTTTTCTTTTTGCAACCCTTTTTTTCATTACTGAGCAGTTGGTGTTTCAGTTGTTGGTTCTGTTGGCGCTTCGTTAGCAGTTGTTTCTGCTTCTACTGGTAAGTTATCTGTTAGATACTTTCTATGATGATCTAAAATCAACTTACAATTTTCTACATCAGCAACTAAAGTATTAAGTCTACTTTGATAATTGTTTACTTGTACAATAGAATTTCTAACCTTAGCGTCTAGTTTAGTTTCATCATATGTCTTGTCATTAATCGTTATAGTCATTATTAGTCTCCTTTTGTAATATTAGTAGCAGACGTTTTACCTTTTTCTTCGGTTAGATCGTATGTTACAGTTTGTCCTTCGTCTATTGATTCAATACCTGCAGCTTGTAGTGCGGATACATGAATGAAAGCATCTTTGCTTCCATCTTCTGGTGTAATAAATCCGTAACCTTTTTTAGCATCGAACCATTTTATTTTTCCTGTTGTCATTTTAGTTTTTAGTCCTTTCGTTTGTTATATTTTAAAATCCGAGAATGTTCCCAGTTTTTTAAACTTAGTGTCATTTATAGTTGTAGATGGTTGCCCACTTTCAACTAAGTCCGTTTGTGCTGATTGCTCAACATCATAAAATCTCATCTTGGATCTATCAACACCAAGAATAAATTTTCTATTGACCGTAGGGTCATTATATCTATTCTTTAGTTGTTTCACCATGATTTGATTTTTTTCTTCTAGCTCTTCACTTGATATTAAAGCAAACATAAAGTCTGCTGTCGCAGGAAGGCCAAAACTTTCTGAGGTATCTTCTAACCCCACATCGCTACTTACAAAACCACCTCTTGTAGTTTGAGTAGCAGAAAATATAGGTATATTATTTTCAACTGCTAATCCCCGTAGTTCTTCTGCAATTGATTTAATGTATGTATAACTATTCACATTTGTACCTGCTTTAAATCTTGATGAGGAACATATATTTAGATAATCAATGAATACAATATCTGGTTTAAATGATTTCTTTAATGCTAACTCACTAATGAGATTTTTGAAATGTCCTGTATGAGCAGATGCCGTAGGGTATTCTTTAATGATTAAAGTACCTGTTGTTTTACTTTGTAATTTATTTATCTTTGTTTCATACATTTGATATGGCAATTCTTCTAAATCACTCATACCAACATTCAAAAGGTTTGCATCAATTCTTTCAGCAATTCTTTCTTCAGCCATTTCTAAAGTAATGTATAAAACATTTTTACCTTGTAATAAGATTGATGAGGCAAGATGCGTCATAAACATTGTTTTACCAACACCAGTACCTGCAAGACAAATATTTAAAGTCTTACTTGGTATTCCCCCTCTTGTAATCTTATTGAAAAAATCTAAATCTAATTCTAATCTTTCTTCTTTCTTTTTATAGAAATCAAATCGTTCTTTTGATTCTTGCAAATAATTATGCCCAACCTTTTGGTCAAAAGATACTGATAATGCTTCTGATAAAAGTTCTGGAAGATATTCCGCAGTATGTTCTTTATCTTTACCATCAAGTATTTGAATACCACCAAGTATTGCATTGTGTATGGCACGATCTTTACAAAAAGTTTCTGTTGTTTCTATAAGCCATTCTAAATTAATAGGTTCTGGATTTAATGTAGATAGAATATCTGTAATCTTTTTATATTCATCTTCATTGATTGTTCTATTACTATTAACTTCGATAGCCAAGGACTCTTTTGTTGGAAGATTATTATACTTATTGACAAACTTATAGATTTCTGTAAATAATATCTTTTCTAATCTATCTGAAAAGTATTCTTCTTTAATAAAAGGTAGAACTTTTCTACAATAAGTTTCATTATGGATTAAATTCCTAAGCGCTGTTCTTTCAATTCTTTCCATCAAGTTCCTTTTCTTTCATTTTTTCGTCTAGTAACACAACTAATACATCACCAATATGATCTATAAACTCTTGACTATCTGTATCAGCAGATATTTTGTTTTCAATAACTGTATAGTCAAACACCATTGGTAGTTGTCCATCAACTGCTTCTGATTCAGGTCTAAAGCCTACATTACCATATTTGTAAACGATACCTGCATAAGGACCACTAATCAATTTAAGACCAGTGAAGTCCTCTCCAGGTTTCTCTACAAACACATAGTCTTCCCTATGTTTAGGACTCGTTGTTTTGTGTGGTTGAGGTTTCTTCTGTGTCAATTACTTCTCCATATTTAAATTCTTTAGCACAAACAGCATCCAATTGTTCTAATATTTCTGGTGTGAAATACTTTTCAGGATTATTGTTTATTGTTTTACCAAAGGTCTTAGTACCATCTGGCAATTCAACTCTCGTAGATACTGATTTGAATATGTTATATTTTAATGCTAAATCTAAAAGTCCATAATATCTGTCTAGACCTTTATCATAAGTTAATCTGACATCTACTACTTTATTTTCTTTTGTTAATCTGGATTTGTAATTTTTACAATGAATAATATTACCAATAACTTCTGTTCCGTCTTTTTCTTTTCTCTTAGATAGATATACGATTGATGACGCTGCATATTTCAATCCTGAATTATGTGTAATAACACCATTTTCTAAAATATAATTTTCATGTTTATCCACGCTAATATCAAAAACTTTATTTTTACCTGCAGGTTTTATAGATTTTACTTTAATTGTTTTCATAACTTAACTATCCTTTCAATTTTTTTAATTTCATATTTATCAAGTAAATGAAAATTGTTTGGTTTACATAGTTTACTTCCTAAGTAACGTGACATATTTAAATGATCTCCGAGGTCTCCATATTCCTCAAATGTTTTTATTTTATTATTTTTAAAAAAAACTTTAATTGGCTGAACCCTCAATCCTCTCATCTTTTTTTTAAATTCCTCAGTATGAGTTTTTCCATAGAATGGATTTTTATCCCCTAAAGTACCTTTAGAAATATTATTTTTCCAAGTTTGTTTTTCTTCTTCATTCATATTATAATAACAAGGTTTTCCATACATTGGATTATTTTTACCTTTTATTAAATATCCTTTACCATAAAAGGGATTATTTTCACCAGATATTTCTTTAGCTGCTGTTTTTCTATACTTCTCGTATAATTTTGAGTTAATTGAATCATATCTTCCTCCCTTTTTTTTACTATTTGATCTTCTCATGCCAAAATAAGCAAATGCCATAGATTTTTTTTGATTACCTGTTGTCATTTTTAATAATAGAAGATGGCATAAAAAATGTTGTCGTGCTGTAAGATACGTCAAATTAGATTCACTATTAGCACCTCCAATGGATTTTGGAATTATATGATGTCTTTCATAATACCCATGGTTTGGTTTATTTTTAAAGCCTGAATTAATCATTTTAAAATAAGTTTTAGTATATTTGTTATTTAAGAACATAAGGTTTCTCCTAATTCTATTTATACTTTATATCACCTCTACCAAGTCGTTTTCAGCAATATCTTTAGCTTCTACCCATTGTTTATTAATATAAAACTTGTGTTCTGGTGTACATTTTACTTTATCTCCATTCTCAAATTCAATTTCAAGTATGTCTTTATTATCAAATGTATGTGTTTGAAGCACCTCTTTAAACTCACCCTCTTTAGTAAATACCTCATCTCCTGATGAAATAGTTTCAATTGCTCTATAACCATCACGAGTTAAAATATTAGTTCCAGCAACAAGGCATCCACCACCCATTTCTTTCTGTGGGAACATAGAACCAATAACATCATATGTATGATTAGTAATAATCAAAGGCACTTTTGCCTT